TCCCTCAGACGCAGGTGGAAACTCTGAGTTCTGATCAGATTAAGTTCTCGCAGTCAATTAAAGAGGAGGGTGGAGTTTCTTTCTACTCTGGTCTTAACTCTAACGGTGACCTGTTTATTGGTAACCAGGTTATCAACCCTGTTACAGGTCAGATCACTAACGAAGATATTGCACAGTTGAATGTTGTTGGTGAAGAGAACACTACGATTCAGACATTCTCTGAGTTGGTTCTTACCGACAAACTCACCGTTATCGGTGGTGCATCTAACCAGTTAGAATCTATCTTCGCTGGTCCTGTAACCTTCCAAGGACTTACTACCTTCACTAATAACATCCAAGCGAAAAAGATTTCGTACTACAACCAGGATGGCACGGTAATTAAGCAAACCTTACTGGCACCTGAAGATGCAAATGGACAACCAGATTTTAGTACTATCACAGGATACACTACGCCTGCTGATGGTGATCTTGTTTACAATATCAATTGGTCACCTGGTAAGTCGCTTGGTTGGATATATTACAATGGAACATGGCACGAGTTTGGTCTCACGGATACTGGAGACATTGATATTGCTGCTTTCTCTGGGGAGCAACATATTGGTATTGGTACTGCTGCTACATCTGGTTTCCGTGTTGGCATCCTCGGCAACGCCAAAGTAGATGGTGACTTGGTTGTTACTGGACGAGGTGGTGTTGGTTCCGATAAGTATATCACTAAGTCTTACACTGGTGACGGAACAACTCTCACGTTTGCTATTACTACCTATAGTGGTGGTATTCAGCATACTGATGATTCTGTTCTGGTATTCTTGAACGGTGTTGCACAAATTGCTGGAACAAACTATACAGTTGATTCCAACGGTTCAAACATTGTCTTTAGTTCTGGTGATGCACCACTTGCAAGTGATACCGTCCATATTTTAGAACTGCCTATCTAAATACTTAAGGAGAATACCGCACTGCTATGGCACTTTCAAAAATTAGTGGAAATCAGATTTCTACTAGCACAGAAGCAATTATCACAACTCTATCATTCCTGAACACAAACTCTGTCTTTAGATTACCTGCTGGTACTACAGCACAGAGACCTACTGGTGTGTCAGTTGGTACAATGCGTTTTAATACTTCTGAAGATGCTGCTGAAATCTACAAGGCAGATGATGGAACTGGTAGTGCAGGTTGGGCATCAGTCTCTGGTGGTGGTCCTTCTCTTGGTGATAAGAGTATTGTCCGAACAAATGCAACAACAATCAGTGAAAACCTCACAGTAGGTCCTACTGCTGGTCCAGAATTTGCTAACGGCATGAGTGCAGGTCCTATCACTATTGCAAGCGGTTTCACTGTTACTGTTGAATCGGGTGGTGCTTGGAGTGTTAGATAATGGGAAAGTTAAACGCAGCAAATCTCGAAGGTAATTTTCCAAACTATAGAATAACTGTACACGCAGACAGTAGTATAGACGTTAATAGTCAGTTACTTGTGACTGGACAATCGTATATGCCTCTACCATCTGATACTACTGATGGGTTTGCGGGTCGTCCTAATGGTAACCATCCTAAGCAAGGTATGCTAAGATGGAACACAACAACTAATTCCATTGAAATGTTTGACGGCAACACTTGGGTTGCTAGATCTTAAATTAAATTATCATGACTAATGATGCTAAGTTGATCGTCGAAGAAGGCGATGCACCTGACTTGACTTTGTACCAAAAAAGAATTAATATATGCAATGGGTGTGAGCATAAGAATCCCATCGGCATATGTAATAAGTGTGGGTGTGTTCTTGCTGTAAAAGCAAGATTCTCATTCTTTCACTGTCCTCTGAAATACTGGTAATGAATCTGACTAACGTCGTACATCACGACAACTTTATCTCTGAGTTTGACACTAATCTAGATTGCAAACAGATCATTGAATACTTCAATTTTATCAATGGTAATGGTCTAACAGTCAAACGACAGTTTCCTGCGACAGGTGCCGCTGATAAACAAGTTTTTCTACACGAACTTCCTACTGAATACTTTCACGATAGTCTGTCCCGTGAAGTATATCAAACATGGAATATGGTGACAGATATTGCATTGAATCAATATGCAAACAGATATGATATTCTGCTAAACAGAAAGTATCAGCACACGTTATGTAAATTGCAGAAAACCTCTCCTGGTGAAGGTTATCACCAATGGCATTTCGAGTCTACATCTAATGCACCATATCGTAAGTTGGTGACGATGTTATATCTCAATGATGACTTTGATGGTGGTGAAACAGAATTTCTCTATCAGCATTGTAGAATCAAACCAAAGGCAGGTAAGTTTGTAATCTTCCCGTGTGATTGGCCCTGGACACATCGTGGAAACCCTCCTTTGGATGGCGATAAATATATTGTTACCGCTTGGGTAGAAGAGTATCCTAGTGGGCGCTAATAAATAAAAGAAAGTAACTCGTAAAATGAGCAAACTATCGATCAGTGGTCTTGGTGGCATTCCCCAAACTTTGGGTCAATGTACTGTGCCTACTGGTCATATCCTTAGAATTGAAGGTGCTTTATATAATACCAGTACAGGTGCATTTCAGTTACCAGCAGGCACAACTGCTGAACGACCTGCATCACCTGGTGCTGGTTATTTTCGTTGGAATACCACCGATCTGAAATTAGAAATCTATAATGGTAGTGGATGGACACAATACTCTACCACTGGTGGTGGAGGTGGTTCAGTATCTTCTCTTGGGTTGACATCAGCAACAGCGGCATCATCTCCCGCTGCAATTCTACAAGCAGCACCTGGATCTCCTGATGGTATCTACTGGATCAATCATGGATCTGGTGCATATCAAGTATATTGTTTGATGGATCAGGGTGGATATATGCTTGTAGGTAAGATTCCTGCATCACCTGCTGATACAAGTAATCCATGGTCATATGTTGGTTCTAGATGGAACGCTAGTTCAACTGTGAATGAATCTGAGTGTCAAAACTTGAATGGTGGTGATGCTCTAAACAGAGGATATTATGGTTATCAATTGCAAGAAGGATTTATCTTTGCAATGGGTAATGCAAAGAACTGGTTACCTAAAGTATCACGAAGCAGTGTAACTGCTAGAGCGGCATTTACTGGTGGTCAGTCCAATTACTCTGAATCAAGAGAAACAATGCTTGCTTGGATTCACAATGTAGGCATCAATAGAAATAACTGGGATAACCAACCTCACTGTAATAGAGTAGGTTTCAATAGAACTGACTCTAATGCATCTGCTATGAGATTTGGTATTACTATGAACAACGAAAACGAATGTAACTCTAACGACTCTGCAATCGGATTCGGTTGTTACACTAACAATCAAAGCAACAGTGGGGATAGAAACTGTGCTGCTGGCGGTTTCCGCTGGAATGGTACAACTCGCTATCCCTTTAATGGTTGGATCTTTGTAAAATAAGGAGAAACATGAGCACTATTAGAGTAGACGAACTTAGAGCATTATCTGATCAGAATTTTACTATTCAAGTAGATTCTAGTGATAACTTTCAAGTTAGTGGCACCATCGAGATGGCAAGTGGTGGTCAATTCTCTGTCCCTGCTGGTACTAATGCACAGAGACCATCAACTCCTGTTGCTGGAATGTTGAGATATAATACTGAATCTGGTTCATTAGAATTTTACGATGGATCTGCTTGGCAAAACTTTATTAGTGGCAGTGCTGTAAATAATGGTGCTACAGAACAAACAGCGGTTACAAGTGTTCAAGCATTGTATGATGCTGGACAAAATACTGACGGTTTATATTGGATGAATTTAGATGGCACAGCAAGACAATACTTCGTTCCACTGCTTTCGCATCCATATTATATTATGGTTGCTAACTGGGGTGGTGGTGCTAATGCTTTCCTCCAAAACGCTAGTGCATTAACTGGCAGAGAACTTGATGGTCAAGGAACATTAACACCCGAAGGAAACTGGGCAAACAATGGTACATATGGTTACTATAGAAATGCAGGCGGTAGTGATTACAAATATGCATCATTCTCCAATCGTGGTCTTGCCTATCGTTATGTAAAATTCAAGTTCCATCTCTACAATTACTATTCTAATGATGGTGTAAACGGTAGATCTTTCTTAGGTCTTGGTGGTGTTGGTGACGGTCTGACTATCATGCGTGATAATAATGGTATTGGTAATAGTCAGCACATCTTTACATATTTCACTGCTATCAGTAATAATGATGGTAACTCTTGCCCATCAACTGCTGGAACATATCCTACACATAGAGGACAAGGTAACAATCCTAGCGGATTCCTTGGAAATCGCTACTCTTGCTTCAGTAGACAGGGTTCAAGTTATACTTCAGAATATGTAAGAAACTTTGATCCTCGCCCTGGTGATAGCAGCGGTAATACTGAACCTAACTCATACACAGGTAATCAATGGTACACGATTGATATTGGAACACAAGTCAGTGATCCTTTCCATTGTGTTATTCACTCTGATCAGGATAGTGGAAACGAAGATACATACCTGAAGAGAGGGGTAGTTCTCATTAAAGCATAAATAATACGAAGGAATCAGAACTGTAATGTCTCAATTAAATGTTGACAGAATAATTTCTCTGAGTGGTGGCGGTGGAACCGCTTCTATTCAGTTGGAATCCAGTGGTAACTTCAACTTCGATACTGGCACACTTTACGTTGACAGTGCAAACAATGAAGTTGGCATTAATACCACCACACCTCGTTCTTCCTTAGATATTGCTACCACTGACGCGGTTGTGATGCCTGTAGGTAGCACAGCACAGAGACCTGGTAGTCCTATCGAGGGCATGTTCAGGTACAATAGCACCGATCGAACCTTTGAAGGGTATTCGTATGACGAAGACGCTGCTGCATTGCAGTGGGGTCCTATTGCTGGTGCAGGTGGTGCAGGTGGAATTCCAACACAATCTGCTGATAGATATAGTGCTGATTATTCTGAAGGTGCTGTACTTTCTTCTGATGGTACAAATGCTTTCTGGTCACAGACTGGCACAAATGGTTGGGCGATTGCAAGAATTTGGACACACGGTTATGTTGGTGGCGGATACAAATCTGGCGCACCTTGGAGAAATGTAAACCGTACAGTTCACTCTACTGATACTTCTACAAACCTTGGTGATACTCTGGATAGATCTGGTGCTTATATGGCAGGATCTTTCTCAGATAACAGACACTGGTTCCACTCCATGGAGAACACCTATAGAGGTTCTTCCAACTATACTTCTGGTTTCAGTATGACAACTGAAGCAGGTATCACACACCAAAACCAGTGGGATATGACTGTCAACAGAGCATCGATGGGTTCCTTCCAAGATCACGAACATGCTGGCGGTTATTCTTATCTGATTGGTGGTGGTAATGCTAGAACTGACTCTATGAACCTCAAAACTGAGGTTATGAGAACATCTGGTTTCCCACCTAATCACGCTGATGGTGGTGAAGACCCCACACACGGTGGTAACGCAAGACTGAAAGGTTGGTATAAGCGTTCTGGCACACGTCAAGGATTTGTCTGGAGAACTGAAACTTGGGTTACTTGGGATAATGGTCCTGGTGGTGACGGATGGAAGAAGATTCTAGGTTCAATGTTGGGACATATGTACGTTGGTACTGGTAACAACAACCAGAACGGTAATCAGCGTGTTGATGATACAACTGGACTTCAGACAAGAGGTTTGAACTTCGGTAATATGGGTGAGGAAAACTTTGAAATGGGTATGAGAAAAGGTTATTGCTTGGGTAACTACAATGGTTCCCAGAACAATAATACTTTCAAAGTGAACTATATGACTGACTCTTACAACAACCTCGGCGGTTCTTCACCTCCAACAGGTCACGCTGGCATGAGTTCTGCTCACTGTTCATCTTCATCTTCTATCTCTGGTGTCAACGACGCTGGCACTAGAGTATATGACTACGGCACAAATATCCCTAACTACTGATGGCAAATACTAACGACGTTATTGTTCTCGATGCTGAGAAATATCCCCAAGTAGCAGTATGGGGAGAGAAACTTGGTACACAGTTGGGGTTGGAATATTTTCATCTTGCTGATGAGTATTTTGATTATATTCCTCAACATATTAATCACTTGAGAATTGATTCAAAGACTGCTACCTTTGGTCACAAATACTGGGGTGAGTATAGAAGTCAACAGTCTGAGTATGGTGAGAATGAAGAAGGTACAACTCAAAAGGATAAAGTAGATGTTGACAGAGAGATTGTCACCAACTACACTATTCCTTTTATGAAGGCAGTTCTACGCCTGAAAGTACAAGAAGTTTACGAAAAAAGATATAACACTCTACGCACTAAATACAGTGTACTTGAGGATGCAACTTGGGGTGACCAACTTGCTGAGTCTCAAGCATATCTTCAAGATGATACAACAGCAGTTAGTTTGATTGACAGACTAGCATCCATTCGTGGTTTGACAACCAGTGAATTTGCTGCTAAAGTGATAGAGAAACAAAAAGAATGGAAGGGGAAACTCTTCGATCTTGCAGTTGGTGAACAGACCGTAATCGGTAAGTTGAATGACTGTGTTAATATGGCAGACATGAATGTCTTCCTTGAAGATTATTTCGGTTTGGCAATGCCAGGCGAATTATGTTTAGATTACAACCGATGTGAATTAAATGGAGATGGACTCATTGTCAGAAAAGAACCTCTCGTCTACGGACTCAAGTTCTGATAACTACAACATTTACAAAGTATTAGAAGATCTCAAGGATATTGATCCTTGGGAAGGACTAGAGAATTTTGATAAGTCTTTGATGGATTGGGCAGAGAAAGTGCCCTTTGGTCAGAGTGACTTCCAAAACACATATTATGTTGTTAATTCTCATGTAACACCTTGGCGTCAAATGCGTCAGGCAATTATGGAACTTCAAGCACGAACAAATGCCGTGCAGAAAGTTACTGTGCAATACAAAAGAAACTTGAATGATATTGCACGCATCAAACATGAGATTGAGAATGAGGAAGATGAGTTTCAACGTAAAGATCTGGAATGTCAACTAGAGATCTTGTATCTTGATAGTCAGATCTGGAAGAATAAACTGAAGCAATCTAAATCAGAGATTGAAGGTTTTATGCGTATTATTAAACAACGCGCAGGAGATGTTCCAGTCGAAGAGTTTATCAAACAGTTTGATGATCCTGAGATTGTTGAGTTTGAGGAGCATAAGTATTGGATTGCTCGTATGGCAAAACAGTCTGCGATCGACCTGCTAACTACTGGTAGGATTCAAGCAGGTAACTTAGAAAGTATGCTGCAAATGACTCCTGAAGATCAGGCAGCGGTAACTGATCTTGCTCTTACATATTCTACTGCTATGAACCATTCTATTGGTAAGTTCAAAGAAGCGGCAGAAAATAAAGTTGAGGGTATGTTAGAAGGACGCCCCGCTGAAATGTTTGATACCGCTGGAGTTTTCACAGATTATGTCTCACACAATATTGACCAAAGAAGTCTTCAGTCTTCCGATAAACCCGAAACTGGATCCTGATTATCTTGAAGGGGAGTTTATACCTTTCCTCAAGAAATATAAGCATCTGATTTACGATCTGTACTTCACATCTAGGATGCCCCCATTCATGCAAGATGCTATGGGGGATACTTTTCGTACAACTAAAAGCGCACAGGCAGCAGCAACAAATGCTCTGGCAATCTCTGAAGCAACAGATATTCCTCTGTCTGCAACGTTCAATAACATCTGGGTACGTCCAGATCAAAAGAACTTAGACCTATGGATTCAGAACTTTAAGTTTCTGTATGATGCTGGTGTTAGGACTGTTACTTTGCCTCATACATCTTGGGTGCTGACAGGACAGATTCAGAAAGAATATCCTGAACTAAAGATCAAGAATACAATCTTGCGTGAGGTAGTCAAACCTAACGAGATTGTCAGTCTTGCTAGTGCTGGATTCTATTATATCAATCTCGATCGTGATATTATGCGTGATCGTGATGCATTTAAGAGACTGAATGATGCAAAGCAATACTGTGCAGACAAAGGCAATCCTATATTGTATTCGTTACTTGTGAACGAAAAATGCTGGGGTGGTTGTCCTATTATGCCTGAGCATTATCAATATAACTCTACACGCACAGGCACAGAACCTCAATACTTTAACAGTGAGATCAGTCGTATCTCGTGTTCACGTTGGGATGAATATGATCCTGCAACAGAATTGAAGGCAGCAAATCTACCACCGTGGAGAGAAGATTGGCAGTGGTATTTGGACAATGGCATTGATGTATTCAAACTGCACGGTAGAGAGAATGCATTGCGTCTAAGAGAATCAATGGATATTATCGAACGATGGGATAATGATGATGAAATCATGTTCCCTGAGTTCAGTAAATATATGGTAGATCTTGACGTTCCCGATGCACCAATCAACATCTGGAGAGATAAGATCAAGACCTGTAAGTTTGATTGCTGGGATTGTAATTATTGTGAGTCTGTGGTAGAGTCTAAATTAAAGAAACAAAAGCGTGAGAAGATGAATCCTCTTGTAGATCGTGTCATTCGTGCCATCGATGGTGCCACGGATAACAATTCAAACTTTGATCCTAAAGATTTCAATATCACTGGTCTATCTTCTACGAAGGTAAGACATTTGTTGAACAATCTTTGCAATGAACGTGGCACAGTATATGCTGACGTTGGTTGTTATATGGGTAGCACATTGTTTGCTGCTGTTATGCGTAACGACAATGTAAAAGCATACGCTATTGATGACTTTGCCAACGCAGCAGTTACACCTATGCGTAAAGAACTTCGTAAAGATTATGAAGTAGAAGATCCTGCTGAACAGTTTGTCAAAAACTTCAATGACTACAAGAAAGCAGGTGGTGATTGTGCTATTGGTTTGGTGATGAGACCACTGGCAGAGACACGATTCAATCCTGAATATCCTCCCAATGTTATCTTCTATGATGCAGAGAATGAACCAAAGTTTATGATTCCTAACCTGCAACATATTCATGATCAAGCAGATGCATCATATGTACTGGTAGTTGATGATGCAAACTTTGATGGTGTAGTAGCAGCAACTGATGAATTTGCTAAAGATAAGAATGTTGTGTACAAGAGATTGATCACAACTGAAACACCTGAAGATGCAGATGATTGGTGGAACGGTGTTTATATTCTTGTGATTCAACGATGAAGATTATTGATGATTTCTTGCCGCCCGATCAGTTCGGGCACATTGCAAGAACAATGACTAATGCATTCTTTCCTTGGAATATGTCCAAGATTGTTGATGACAACGATAATAATCATCAACGTAATGTACAGATGGTTCATATGTTTTATGAACGTCTAGCACCTGTTGACAATAGCATCGAACTATTGTATCCTGTCTTACAGGTTATCCAACCGTATGCTTTATTGAAAGCAAAAGCAAATTTAATTATTGGATCGGACAAATTGGTTGAGCACGGTATGCATATCGATGTTACTGATGCTGATGATCGTCCTTACTTGCAAACATCTATCCTCTACATGAATACTTGTAACGGATATACATTGTTTGAAGATGGTACGAAAGTACATTCAGTTGCTAATCGATTTGTCACCTTTCCTAATCACACAAGGCATACAGGAACTACAACAACTGATGCTGAATATCGTATGGTAATTAACTTTAATTATGTTTGAATCTATCTTAAAAAATGAACTCTATATGGGTTACATTTTCGGTATCATGATCTTGGGTGGATTCATCCGTGATTACCGTGCATTAGAAGATGTATATTCTCTTGCTAAAAAATATATCAAGGAT